CTATTTCGCGCCTCCTTGATCGGCCAAGTTCGAAATGCGCAGGTCCAGCTTCATCAGCTGAGACGTCAAAAAATTGCGAACATGTCTGGCCAGATCGATAAAGTCATAGAAGTTCGTCAGTAGTAGCGTCGGGTCGAAGGCCCAGATCTGCCGAATGCTGGACTGCCATGCGTCGTTCGTGTTCACGGCGGAGAAGCGGAACTGCCAATCCGAGTGCGCCACTACTTTCTGGCGAAGCATGAGGAACAAATCGTGCGAGGCCTCGAGATCTGGTTTCCCGTTGAACAGACCCAGCTCCGTCGTCTTCAAAAGTCGATCCGCAACGCCGTTCGACTGTGACGCTACGAAGGGGCGGCCGTAACTGACGATCGCGGCCATCCCGAGCGAAGCTTCGATTGCTTTTCCATGGCTGGGAATGTCGGCGATGGCGGGGTTGCCTCTGAGCATCTTGAACGTCTCTGCGAACTGAAGTGCTTCCTCCACATCGTGCAGTGACACATGGACGCGGTTTGCGAGACTCCGCAATTTTTCTAGTTCATCTGACATGCAATCTCCACCAGGTTCGGTTGCGCAGTTTCGCGCCAACGCTGCTTAATGTAGACCTCGGTCGTCGACTTGTTCCGGTGCCCGCACAGCAGCTGGATCTGCTCGATCGGCACGCCGGCCAGCCACATGTCCGTGGCGCCCTTGCCCTTCAGGTCACGGAAGCCGAAGGACGCCATCGGCGCAACGCCGCGGGCCTTGCGCCGGAGGTTGGCAACCTCGATGGATTTCTTCAGGTTCGAACAGATGCCGTCGTAGGTGTAGGCGTGGCCGTCCAATCGATGCACGAGCGGCTGCTTGAGGCGCACCACATTGCCATCGGTGCCAAGCGCCTTGTCCAGCAGGGCGGTGACGCTGGCCGGTAGCGCGATCTTGAGTTCGACCTTCGTCTTGTTCTGGATGTGGTGCAGCTTGCGCACCCCGTTTTCGACGATCAGGTTGGCCGATGTCCACAGCACGATGTCGCTCTCGGGCCGCTGCAGGGTTCGATAAGTCAGCTCCATCATCAGGCGCTCGCTCGCTGCGGCCACCTCGTAGACCTCGCGGAACTCGTCATGCGTGACGTAGCGCGCCCGGCGCTCTTCCTTGTTGCGTTGCACGCCGCTCGCGCGCAGGCAAGGGTTGTATTCCAGGCCGGGCACCTTCCCCGTGCGCAGCAGCCAGCCGAAGCACGCCGACAGGCATGCGCGCTCACGGTTGGCCGGGGTGGGCCGGCCGAGCTCCTGCATCGTGGTGAGAAAGTCTTGCACCATGGCCGGCGTGATGTCGTTCGGCGTGCGCGGTGGCGCGAAGAACACGCGCAGCGCTCCGCACTTGCGCTTCTCGGTGGGTGCCTCGATCGCGTGGCAGTAGTCGTCGCGCGTGCGCGCCGCCATGGTCTTTTTCAGGACGCGCTGGTCGCAGTGCAGCAGGAACTGGTCGAGCCAGTAGACCATGGTGCCGTAGTTGCTCTCAGGGTCGTTGTGGATCCGGGCTTTGCGGTTCGCCTCGTCCTTGTCGGTGCCGAGGCGCTCCCACTTCCCGCCCCGGTGAACGTAGTAATACGACCCGTGGTTGAGGTAGACGCGGGGCTCCAGCCCTGTGTCGGTTTTGCGGCGGCGGCCCATTTTGGAGGGCATGCTAAGCGGTCTTCCTGCCGAAAAGCGCGATCACGCCGGCGCGGTTGCCACTTATTGCGCACTGTGGGTCGTGAGTTGCCTGCGTCGAGCCCAGAGCGGCGTGGCCGCTCAGCACTGCCTCTGCGTGCGATCGCACCACAAGCGGCCGTCCGTTCGGCTTGCGGTTCACGCGCAGGCCCAGGCTCGCCAGTCGCCTGCACTTGGCGGCATGAGAGTTGGCGCCCAGGCCCTCGCAGATGCCGTCGATCTCTGCGTCGCTCAGGAACATGCCGAGGGAAGGATCGACGTCCTGGCTGCCGGATCTGCCCAAGCGCTTCACGCGGCACCTCCCGCCACGCTGATCGCCACCGCGACATTGCGCACCCAGATTGGCGTGCTGCCGAGCGCGAACGTCTCTCCACTCCACGCCAGCAGCAGCGTGCGCCCCATCTCTTCGGCGATGGCGGTTGCCGCGTCGGGCGGCACCGCGTTGCCGATGCGCTCGCGCCAGGCCTGGTCGCTCAGGCCTTCGAGCTCGAAGTGCTCCTCGGGCTCCACCAGTGACTGCAGCGCGGCCAGCTCGAAGGTCGTGAAGGGCCGGTGCCAGGTGCCGTCCTGAGAATGGATCCGGCAGACCAGGTGCTCGGAGGCCTTGGGCATGGCTTTGCCCGGCAGCGCGGCCTCGCACCGGGCGGCCGCCCCGCGCGGATCCGCCACGCTCCAGCGTCCGTTGTCGTGGTTGGCCGATGCGCTGACGGTGCCGGCGTGCTCGTTCCACGGAATGACGCCGTAGTGGCCGGCGGTCAGGTAGTTGTCGCCTTTGCTGCGCTGGATGCCGCTGCGCGGATCTGCGACTGCAAAGGCGCCCTGGCCGGTCGTGCCGCCGGCGATCACCGTGCCCGCCGGCTGGTCATACGCCGTCACCGCGTACTTCGCGAAGCTCGGTCCGTCGCGCCGCGGGTCCGCGATGCATTGGCCTGTGCCGTGCGCCCCAGTCACCGCGCCGCTGGCCTGGTGCCAGGGCACGATGCGGAATTCGTTGTTGTGCTTGGGCGGACCCGCGTGGCGCGGGTCGGCCACTGTGAACGCCCCTTGCCCCGGGGAGTTCTGGCCGGTGATGGTGCCGGTGGGCGCATTCCACCGGCGCACGCCGTAGGCCTGGCCGTCGTGCCACTTCGCCGATTGCTCGAAGCGAGGGTCGGTCACCGCAAACCGCCCGCTGGGCTGCAGCGATTCGCCCGCTACGGCCCCGCCACACGATTCCGGCACGATGAGAAAGTCGCGCAAGCACCCGTTCTCCACCGCCAGCTTGTTGAGGCTGCGCCAGTCGCTCCCTGCCTCGACGAAGGCCAGCCGCACCCAGGTTTTCCACTGGAGGGCAGGTATGCGGTGCATCGGGCCCACGCGCAGATCTCCAGGCAGCGGCATCCGGCCGAGCACTTCGCCCACCGATCGCAGGCCGCGCTGCGGCGGCTCGTAGAGGAAGGGCGGCACCTTCTCGATGTGCCGAGCCACCAGCAGGAAGCGCTTGCGGCTCTGGCCCAGCCCGGCCAGCTGCCCGCAGTCGTGCGTCGTCTCGGCCACCGCGTACCGGTAGCTCCGCAGCATGCTGGTGATCTGGTCCAGCAGGTGCCGCCCGCGCGTGGCGATGCGCGGCACGTTCTCGAACAGCAGCAGCTCGACCGGGTCGTCCTTGTAGGCCTCGAGCAGCAGCCAGATCCCCCGCAAGGTCAGCCGGTTGAGCGCCTGGTACTTGTCCGTCTTGCTCTTGCCCTCGGCCAGCAGGCCGCTGAAGCCCTTGCATGGTGCCGACAGGAAGACGATGTGCGGATGCTCATGGTTGAACGCCGCATGCACCTCGGCCGTGCCAGCCTCGCGCCAGCCGGGCGGCGGTTCGCGATCGTTGAAGGCGATGTACTGGTCGCGGTCGAACAGGTCGAGCACCGTCCCGCGCACGCCGGCGGCGCGCGTGAAATCCTCGATGGCCGCCGCATCGTTGTCGATGCCCCCCACACAGCGAAAGCGCGCCTCCTGGCTGCCGAGGGTCGGCCGGGCCTTGTTGAAGCCCTTGGCGCCCCCGCCAAGCCCGCAGAACAGGTGTCCGTGGCGGATCTCGGTCGCGCTCATGCCGCGCGGCCTTCCGCGGCCGCGGCCAGGCACGCCACCGGCGGCAGGGCCAGGACGCTGTCCCGCAGCGCCTCGAAGCTCCCGTCGTTCTGCAGATCGAAGTCGGCAGCGACCTGGTGCCGCTCGCTGCTGTGCAGCGCCGTGCCGCCCGCCAGGGCAACCGCGCGGGGGCTGTGGACGCGAACCACGCAGATCTGCACGCCGAGCGCGCGCAGCGCCGCCGCTTCGACCGGGTCGCGCAGATCCGTGACCGCAATGCGGCGAAAGCCCAGCGAGGCCTGCCGGCCGATCCACCGCGTCACGATGCCGGCATAGTGGGCCGGCCTGTACCGGCGCTGGAAGTCCGCCCATTGCTGCATCGCCCAGCGCGCGCTGCGTGGCTCGTGCAGGCTTTCGCCGCCTTCGAAGCACCAGCTGATGAACGCCGGCTCGCCGCACATGCCCACGGCCAGCGCCGGAATCGCCAGTTCCTTCGTGGGCCGATGGCTGAGCATGCGTTCGTCGATGCGCCATGCCCCGGCAATCTCGCGCCTCAAGGCATCGCCGAATGCGATGGACAGGAAGGCCCGGTGGTTGACCAGCACCGCCGCGGCGCTGTCCTTCCCCGCGCCGGCCTTGCCGGTGAATGCGATCACGGTGACGCGGCGGTGCGAGGCTGTGGCCTCACGGCTGGGCGATTCGAAGTTGCTACGGTTCATTGCCGTCTTTCCCTGTGGTTGAAAAATCAGTCGTCGTCGTCGCGCTCGCCCGAAGCGGCGCGCTTGCAATCGAAAAAGGCCAGGCCGCCAAGCAGCTGCTGCGGGCGGCAGGCCGGCTGGCGCTGCACGCGCGGCGGGGCCAGCCCGGCGGCGGTGGGGTGCCTGGCCGCGATGCGCACCAGCCGGCTGCGCACCCGGTCCTGCATCACCGTCTCGAAGTCCTCCGCCCATCGGAAGCGCGCCGCCATGCGGGCGCAGGCATCGCGCAGCAGCTGGTCGGTTGGCTCGATCGCGTGGGCCATGGCCGGGCCGCCCAGGTCAGTGCCAGGCCGGCATGCCGTGCGGCCGCGTGTCCATCACTTCGCGCCTCGCGCCGGCATGGGCACCACGTTGTCCAGTTCAAGGCTCTGCTGGCGCTCATCGGCCCTGCGCTGCGCCTCGCGGGCCAGCGCGCGGCGCGCCGCCTTGAACGTTTCCCGAATGTCCGTGTGCGCCGCGTCCCGGTACTTGAAGCCCGGCGTGTAGACGCTGCGCGTCGGCAGCGTCTTGCGCGGCGCGCTCATGCGGACCTCCGCACGCTCAGCAGCCGCAGGTCGCCGAAGCGGTCGAAGGCAAAGCCCTCGGCCGCGGCGCACGAAGTGGCCAGCTGCACGTAGCCGTGGAAGATGCCGGCCGCGTCGATGACCTTCACCAGGTAGGCGTGCATGTCAGATCTCCTTTGCAAGGTGGGTGGTTGAAAAAGAGAAGGGCGCCGGCTCCACCCGGTCGACCAGGCAGCCCAGCGCCGTCTCGGCCAGCAGGCGGGCCGCCTCGGCATCGCGTGCACGCAGCTGCACGAACAGGGCGACGGGCGCCTGGCCCGGAACGGCATGGCGGTAGTGGCAGCGGAAGGGCTGGGAGCGGGTGATGTGCATGGGGCAGGGCGTCAGGGGTTTCAGGAGCCGCGGCCCGGGCGTTCGAACACCCAGCAATGCACCGTCTTCGGCACCTCGGTGCCGCCTTCGCTGCGAACGCGAATGGCGCTGTTCACCGACTTGATGTCGATGAAGCGGCGGGTCTTGCTGGTGCGCAGCACCTTTTTCAGGTCGGCCAGCAGCGGGATCTGCTGGCGGTGCGTGTTCGCCTTCTCGACGAACTCGTTCAGGTTCAAGGCAACCTGCTCGGCATCGCGGCTGTGGTTGAGCAGCGGCCGGTCGATGTGCCCGTGCTTCACCGACTCCACGCCCAGGCTGTCGAGGTAGTCGAACGCCTCCCAGAACTCGTGCACCAGCGGGTGGTCGGCGTTGATCGACTGCTGGCGTTCGCGCGCCATCGCCACGATCTGCGCCTGCACCTGCGCAAACTGCGCGTCGTCCAGCGCCACCACGCTGCGCATGGCCGTCGCCATGGCGAGCAGCTGCGCGTGGTTCTTGGCGATCCGCGGCTTGTGGATCCCGTCCTGCGCCAGCAGGAAGCGGATGTTCGTGTCGTGGTTCGCCACCACCGTCGCCATCACCTCGGCCTCGCGCCGAAGCGCGGCCAGGATGAAGCCGCTCACCTGCTCGATCTCCACCTTCTCGAGTGCCTTGGCGCTCTCGTAGCTGGCCGACGTGAACCCCCGCGTGTCGAAGGTCATGTGGCAGATCCGCTCCATGATGGCCTGCGAGGCCTGCACCTGGTTGTTCTGGCTGATAACGATCGACGCGCGAAAAGGCGGGTCGTAGGTCTCGTTGCCCCCGGTCTTCACGCCCGTGGTGCGAATGCTGTTGCCGTTGTAGGCATCCTTGAGCTCGTCCCAGTCGAAGCTCTTCACATGCGACTGGCTGCCGCTCTTCGTCTCCCGGTCCGACTCGATCAGCACGATCGGCAGGTTGCTCACCTGCGTGAAGGTGCGCAGCCGTCCCGCAGAGGTAGATTTCGACGGATCGAAGCCCTCGTAGTCGCGCCCGAACAGCTTCCACAGGAACTGGATCAGCGTCGTCTTGCCAGAGCCCGGCTCGCCCACGATCTCCAGGAAGGGAAAGCTCTGCTGCTCGGCGCGCACCTGCTCGGCAAACAGGCTGCCGAACCAGTAGGCCAGCGCGATGTAGCCCTTGGCGCCGAACGCCGACCACAGGTGCTTCTGCCAGGCGCGGTCGTAGCCCTGGCGGTCCGTGTTCACGTGCAGGTGAATCGACTTCTGCAGCGTCTTGATCGACAGCTTGTCGAAGTCGAAATAGTCCTCCTTGTTGGCCTCGTGAACCGCGCCCTCGCGCACCGCCACCTTGCCGAGGATGTAGGTCTTGTGCGCCGCGCTGTAGCCGATGAAATCGACCGTCTGCACGATCTTGATGTTGTCCAGCTGCCGCTGCATCATGATCTCCAGCTGCAGGCTGGTGCCGCTGTAGATGGCGCCCGCGGCCATGTGCAGCAGCTGCTTCTTGAACTCGCTCCCGGTCGTCAGCTGCCCGGCCGTGAAGGTGCCCTTGACCTCCGGCCCGTCGTGCGGAAACGCCACGCGAAAGTAGTACCAGGCATCGCCCGTGATCTCGTTCTTCTGGTAGTACAGCGCCTCCGGCTTGCAGTTGGCAATCGGCTGCAGCACGCCCGATTCCTTGAGCGCCTGCGTGCGCAGCGCCTCGTCATCCAGCGGCTCCGTGTGGCCCTGCGCGATCGACTCCTTGATCCGGTCCTCCGCCTTGCCGTAGCGGTCCAGGTCCAGCTTGAACCAGTACAGCCGGTTGCTGTGGTCGAAGTCGAAGCTCGCCTTGCTGGTGCGGTTGTAGATCAGCAGCGCCTTGTCCTGCGGCGTTGCGGCCAGCAGCAGGGCGCCGTGGTAGCGGTAGTCCTCGAGGTGGTTCTCCTCGAGCCGGCCGCGCTGGTGCAGATCGTTCCAGTCGATCTTGCGTTTGTCCGTCTGCGGAATCTGCGCCGCGCTGCAGATCCAGCCCGCATCGCGGGCGCGCCGCACGTACTTCAGCGTGAAATCCCGCCCGGCCTTGTCGCCGTCGAAGGCCCACACCAGGCGCGGCATGTCGACGGCGCCGTTCTGCCCGTCGACCGTCGCCTTCAGCTCGGCCAGCGCCTTCTCCGGGTAGTTGTTGCAGCTCAGGAGCGCCACCGCCGCAATGCCGTGGTGCGCCAGCGCGATCGCGTCGAAGATCCCTTCCACCAGCCACAGCTCCGCCGGCGGCGGCAGCGCCGGCCGCGCGGGCCCGGCGGGCGAGGCCGCCTGCATCGCGCGTGCCAGCGCCGTCTCTGGCGTCGGCGCCGCCGGCGCTTCGAACGACAGCCCGGGCAGCGCCCACCAGGTGCCCGCGTAGCTGCCGCCCGTCTTGAAGTTGGCCTTCTTCTTCCCGAAGCGCTGCGGACGGTCGAAGAACCGCTCCCACCAGGTCTGCGCCAACTGAAAACGCACGGTCCCCGTGCCCGCGCCCCGGCCCTGGTCGGCGCGCGCATCGAAGTAGCTCTCCTGTGAATACGTGCCCTTGATCAGCACAAGGTCGAACCCGCGGCCGTCCCGCAGGTAGGCGTCGGCCGCGGCGTTCGGGTTCTGCTGCTCCAGCGGCTTCCCCAGCTCGGGCTTCTGGTAGCGCTCCGTCCACGAGTTGAAGAGGTCGGGGTACAGCTCCTTCGCGTGATCCTCGTAGCCGCAGTTGTTGGTGCGCTCGCACTTCACCACCCACGGGCTCGCGGCGTAGGTCCACATCGACTTCTTGCCGCACGCCGGGCACACGCCGGCGCGCAGGTACTTGCCGTCCGGCGAGCGCTTGAAGTCGAAGTCCTGCACCAGGCTGGCGGCAATCTCCTCGAGCAGATCCCGGTTCATCGGGTTCTCGCGGCCTGCAGGCAAGTTCGAAGGGCGGAGGGCGTGGTCTTCTTCATGTCAACAAATTCGGGGTGAGCACATCCCGCAGTGCCTCCGAACAGGCACCGCAGGGGGTGGGTATGGAAAAGGGAAGGAGCGCGCGCCCTGGCGGCTATGAGGGCCCGTCAGGGCCGCCCGGCGGGAACAGGTCGAGCGTGGTGGGATGCGTCGACTGCGGCGTGTATTCCGCCTCGGCCGCGCAGCGGATCAGGTGTGCGAGCACGGCGCGGCGCATGTGGGTCGACAGCGGCAGGGCCACCGTGGGGTCGGGCGTCGACGAGAGCGACAGCGTCATGTCGGCCACCGTCGTGGCGCGCCAGGTGTGGCCGCATTCCTTGTTGCTGCAGATCACGTAGTGCTGCGAGACGGTCGGTGAAAGCCGCTCGGTCGAGCGGATGGTCCCGAGCTGCTTGCAATGCGGGCAGCTGATCCTCATGCGAAGCCCTTGATGCCGGGCGCGCGATCGACCAGGTACAGCGCGCGGCCGCGCCCGGTGCTGTTGCGCGCCGCACGCCGCAGCCGCGTCTTGATGAGCCACTCGGCCGCGGCTTCCGGCGAGGGAAACCCGCGCTCCTGGCGCACGCGCTCGATCAGCGTGCGGTCTGCATCGGTCAGGTGGATGGTGTGCTCGGGCATGCGTGCTGTTCGGCTGACGTTTTTGCGCTTGGTGGCGGCTCGTAGCGGCCTTCGCTCAGGCCGCCCGTTCGTTGACACTCAGGGCATGCGACAAAACCTGCTGAGCCTCCCGCATCACCAGATCGCGCAACAGCGTCGAGAGCTGTTCGCCCTGGTAGTTCGCCAACGCCTGGACGAGCCCGTGCTCGTAGTCGTCGAGGCGCAAGGTGAGGCGGTTGTCGCGGATGCGCTTGGGGTCGGGATAGGTCATGGTCTTGCCTGAAGAGCGAAGGTGACGGATCACGCAGCGAGAGGTTGCTTCTTGCGCTCGCAATCCGCGAGGCCCCGCAAAAGGGCCAGCCGAGCGACCGACGCCAGGGAACGTTGCTCCCGCTTCGCGACGGCTCTGACCTTCTCGAGTTCATACGGCAGGAGACGAAGCGCGATCGGCTTGTTGCTCACGGCGCCGTTCGGCGTGCGCGTTGCTTTAGGGGCTGTTTTCATGGACGGTATGCTTGTGAAACAAGAAATTGCACAGTCGGGGAGCATTCTGGTGGTCGTTAGACCACAAGTCAACATATTTTGGTGGTCAATTGACTAATTTGAGGGATCGGCTACGCGAAGAGCGCAAGCGCCTCGGGCTCAACCAGACGGCATTGGGAACGGCTGGCGGCGTGTCGAAGGACGCACAGCTCAACTATGAAAACGGCAGCCGCAACCCGGACGCGACCTATCTCTCCGCCATAGCTGGGATCGGGGTGGACGTCCAGTTTCTGCTCACCGGAGTGCGTCGTATGGAAGCGCCACAGAGCGTCGATGAGCTGCAGCTGCTCGCTGACTACAAGCAGCTCGGTGCAGAAGATCAGCTAGCTATTCGGCGCGTTGTTGCGTCGCTGGCGAAGAGGAACGTGTAGGCGGGAGGTCAAACCGAATTGTGTTCCCGCACACACGAGGGTGTGTTCTAACTAGAAAAAGGGAAGGTCAAAGGCGGCTGTCGCGTTATCGGAAGTTCGGTGCTGCGCAAGTGCACACCGGCGTGACGGTCCAATTTGAATAGTCATGAGTAAAGAAATACGTGCAAGCGTGAGCGCACGCCTAAAAAAGGAACGGGAAAGGCTCGGGTGGTCACAAGCCGCACTCGCGGATGCGGCGAGCGCTGCTCGAAGGACAGTAGGTGCGTGGGAAAGTGGCGCTACGGTTCCAGGCGCTGATGCGCTGGCACTGCTGGCGCAGCATGGCTTCGATGCTCTCTACATCGTTACCGGTCAGCGAACGCCCTCCACGTTCGCATCGCTTACGCCTGAGCAGGCGATGTTGATCGACGACTACAAGCGAGCCGACCAGAACGGGCAGGCTGCCGCGCGACGCGTACTTTCATCGCTCGCGAAAGGGTAGGCAAGATCTAAAGGCGCTTCACGAACAAAGGTCGAGCGAAACACGTGCGGTTCGGGTCGGCTTCAGGGCGTCGCCACAGAATACTTATAGGGAGAAGAGGGAGATGGCTGCATCGACGTACTTGAGCGGAATCGCTCTAGCAAACTATCGCGGCGTTGGCGACGAAGTTGCCTATGTCGGGCCCTTTCAGCGGTTCAACTTTTTTGTCGGTCCCAACAATGTTGGCAAGTCGACAATGTTGAACTACATCGCGCGCCACCTTCGGCCATTGGTCACAGACCCCTTGCTCGATAAAAAGGGGACCATCGCTCTGGGACCGCTCGACAAGAACATCTCGAATCCAGAAGGTACCGTAATTCTGGGCATCGGAGTGCCGCTAGCTAGTGGCAACGCAACAATCGACGCGCTGCTGCCGGAGCGAAGCCCCTATGCAAAGCTCGCCCGGGACTTTCTCGCCACATATCAGCGTGACGGAATGCTCTGGTTCACGCGCTCTAACGAGCGAAACAGAATTCTCGAACCGATCAAAGCCACGTTCAAGTTGACTGAGTTTCTGAGGGCACACGATTCGCGCCTGGTGAGCGAGTTGTGGAGCCAGCTGACGAATCAACGAGGTGGGGGGCAGGAGACGTGGGTTCGCGAAATTGCAAATCGTATTTTCTCCACCATCCCGGTAAGCCTCCCTGAAATTGCGTTGATCCCTGCTATCCGCGAAGTATCGGCAAAAGGCGAAGTCTTTGCCGACTGGTCTGGACGAGGATTGATAGAGGAGCTTGCGCGGCACCAAGACCCTGACTACAACGAGCAGCACAAACGCGTCAAGTTCAACGACATCAACGCCTTCCTGAAGGCCGTGACTGACAATGCATCAGCCGAGATACGAGTTCCGCACGATAGAGAGCACATTATTGTTCACATGGACGGGAAGCAGCTCCCACTGAGCGCTCTAGGAACCGGGATTCACGAAGTGATCATGCTTGCAGCATCGTGTACGCTGCTGCAACAACAGATCATCTGTATCGAAGAACCTGAGATTCACCTTCACCCGCTTTTGCAGCGCCGGCTTGTGAAATATTTGGGCGAGCACACGACCAATCAGTACTTCGTTGCCACACATTCGGCGAGCGTCATCGATGCCATCGACGCCGCAGTTTTTCATGTGTCCAATCGGGAAGGTAACACGTCGATCGAATCTGCAGTGACGTCCTCTAGCAGATTTCAAGTATGCAAAGACTTGGGCTACCGAGCTTCGGATTTGCTCCAGGCAAACGCAATCGTTTGGGTGGAAGGGCCATCCGATCGAATCTACATCAAGCATTGGATCGGGGCGCTTGCACCAGATCTGCAAGAAGGCATCGACTTCTCCGTGATGTTCTACGGCGGGCGGCTGCTAAGCCACTTGAGCGCGAATGACGAAGAGGGAGAGAAAGATGTCGAAGCCCTGATCGCGGTGCGCCGGCTGAACCGGAACCTCTATGTTGTCCTTGACAGTGACAAGGCTCACGTCGACGCATCGGTGAATGCTACGAAGCTACGCATTCTGTCTGAACTCGATGACGGCCGCAGCAGAGGCTGGTTGACTGAAGGCAGGGAGATCGAGAACTACGTACCGAAGGAGTTGATGACCGCAGCACTCCAACGAGTCTATGGTGATCGTTTCGCAAGCCGTTTAAAGACGGGCCAGTTTGACCACGTCCTTCCGTTTAAACGAGCTGACGGGACGAAGCTCGATAGGGTGGACAAAGTCGCGGTGGCATCCGCAGTTTGCTTCGAACCTGCGGACCTCAACGTTTTGGACCTTCGCATTCGTATTAACGAACTCGTTACCCTGATTCGTGAGGCGGGTCACGGTCCATCATTCAGTCGCAGCGATTAACTGCAGCATGTGCCCTAGAAACCTTCAGCATTGCGCTGCCAGATGGCTGCAGCTAACTGCTCACGCCCGGCTCGATGCATGCCCCGTCTATGAACACGTACATCCACCCTATTACTCAGCTTGTGCATAGCACGGTCCGCATCGTCTGCAGCAACGCTGCGAATGAAATGTCTTTTGGTTCAGGGTACATCTGCGCCTTTAACCGCAAGGACGACGCGGGGATTCCCTGCATCGTTACTAACAAGCATGTGGTGCGTGGGGCAGTGACCGGAGTATTTCATCTCACGAGACGCAACGCTAACGGAACACCCGATCTAGAAAATCACGAAGCTGTGACCGTAAGAAATATTGGGCAATACTGCATACCTCATCCTGATCCACGGATCGATCTGGTCGCCGTTCCCATCGGCGCTATTTTGAACAGCGCGCAGAAAGACGATAAAAACTATCATATTGTGCAGATCAGCATGGAGACTTTGGCCACTCCTGAATTGCTCGATTCACTTCCACACATGGAAGAGATTGTCATGATCGGGTATCCGAACGGGCTATGGGATGAGCGCCATAATCTTCCAATCATCCGGAAGGGAATAACAGCTACACATCCCAAGCTGCGACTCAACGGAAAGCCGGAGTTCCTGATAGATGCAGCGTGCTTCCCCGGGTCGTCCGGATCTCCGGTTTTTCTCGCGAACATCGGGAGCTATGTCGATTCGAATGGCGCCTTGTGCGCGGGCAGCAGAGTGGCTTTGCTCGGGACTTTATACGCCGGACCTCAACACACCACCAAAGGGGAGATAGTCGTGGTGGACGTCCCCACGGACACCAAGTCGATCGCGGTCGGCACGATCCCGAACAATCTAGGCTATGTTATTCAGGCGAGCGAACTCCGAACGCTTGAAGAAGAGGTCATCAGAACGCTCGTGACCAGCCGGGTAGCGAGGAATTCGCCGTGCCCGTGCCAGAGCGGTAAACGATTTAAAGAATGCTGCGGCGTTCTTTCGTAGATCTGCAAACTCAGTCGATGCCAGACCGCGAGCGCTTCGCTAGGCGGAGACGTAGTGCAGATCGCCCTCATGGGTCTGGTCGACGTGCGCGCCATCGTCCAGTCGCTTGCACTAGTCCCAATTTGGGACTATACTCACTTCCAATGCACGTAGTCGCAAATTCCAACCTGATCGCCTTCTACCAGGACCCGAGCTACCGTGATGCCGAACCCGGTCTGAAGGCATGGTACGAAGAGGCGAAGAATGCGAAGTGGACGACCCCAGCCGTGGTGAAGGCCCAGTACGCCAACGCCAGCATCATTGCGAACAACCGCGTGGTCTTCAACATCAAGGGCAACGACTACCGCCTGATCGTCGCCATCGCCTACAAGATGCAGTACGTGTTCATCAAGTTCGTCGGCACGCACGCTCAATACGATGCGATCGATGCCGCAACCGTTGACCAGTTCAGGTAAAGGAGCCCGACCATGGAAGTCAAAGCCATCCGCACCGATGCCGACTACCGCGCGGCGCTGCGCGAAGTGTCCGCACTGATCGACCTCGACCCCGATCGCGAGTCGCCGGAGGGCGAGCGCCTCGAGGTGATCGGCACGCTGGTGCAGGCCTACGAAGCCGAGCATCACCCCATCGACCCGCCGGACCCCATCGAGGCGATCCGTTTTCGCATGGAACAGTCGGGCATGGCGGTGCGCGACCTGGTGCCCTACATCGGGCCGTTGAACCGCGTCTACGAAGTGCTCGCGCGCAAGCGCCCGCTGACACTGCACATGATCCGCCGCTTGAACAAGGGCATGGGCATTCCCGCCGACGTGTTGATCGGCCAGGAGCAGGACGAGGCCTTGGCGGCTTGATGGAGTTCGTCACTTCGGCGTGCTCTCAGTCCGCTGTGCCGGCACTGCTTGCGTCGGCTTCCTTCGCCCCGGCCACCTCGAGCTCGACCTTGGTCGTGTAGCCCCCATCCCCGAAGGTATGGCACGCCTTGATCGCCAGCCACTCGATCTCGTCGATCTGCGGCTTGAACCCGCGCACCCGCACAGGCGTCTGCGGCCCAAGCAGCGGCTGCCCCAGCCCGAGCGCCAACTCGAACGTCGCCGCTCCGCGCTGCACGCGCCGCCACTCGGCCTCCGCCGCGGCGCGCGCATCGGCCTCCGACGCATGCCCTTCCTTCAGCCGCTTGGCGTTGCCGCTCTGGCCCACCAGCACGCTGCGCCGCTTGGCGCCTTTCGAGTCATGCCAGTAGGCCCGCACGCCGTTGTAGGCCTCGCGGTCGCTCGAGTGGTACCGGTGGCTGTCGCCGTCTGCGCGGGTGATGGTGATGGTCGGTAGCGCTTCGCCCTTGCTGGTGGTGGTGCCCACAATGGGCAGGAACAGCAGCATGCCTTTCTTGACTGTTGCGACGGCGTCGTAGCGCTTCGCCAGGCGGGTGACAAAGTTCAGGTCGCTCTCGTGGGTCTGGTCGATGTGCGCGACGTCCTTGCCGGCGAGCTTCGCATCGACGCGTGCCTTCAGGCTGTTGCGCTGCGCAACTGCCTCGAGGATCGCGCCCAGGGTGGTCCGGTGCCAGCTCTGCTCCTTGCGCTCGCGCAGGTCCTTGCCCAGGTCGGCGCTGCGCGCGCGGATGGTGACCTGGTCCGGCGCGCCGCTGTGCTCAGCCTCGTTCACCACGAAGGTGCCCTTGTCGACGAGCGGCGAGCCGGCCCAGCCGAAGGCGAGTGAGAGCGTGACGCCCTTGCTCGGGATCTCCAGCGCGCCGTCGCAGTCGTCCAGCGTCAGGTCCAGCTGGTCGGCCTCGTCGCCGCGGCATTCGGTGAGCGTGAGGCTGATGAGGCGCGCATCGACGGTGGGCGTGATGTCGCGGTCGCCGAGCGTGATGCGGTAGCTGGGCGTGGGGTAGGGCGGGCTGCCGCCGTCTGCGGCGCCGGTGGGTTCGGCCATGTTCAGCCTTCGTCCCCGGCCGCATCGTCGTCGCCCACGGTGTCGGTGCGATCGTCGTCGACGCGCGCCAGCTGCAGGTGGAACTCGATGCGCCGGGCCGTGCCGTCGCGAAAGAACAGCGTGCGGGTCTCGTTGAGCGATTCGATGACGAACTGTCCGTAGACGATGCCGGTGCCGTCCACCAGCGGCCAGGCCGTGCCGGCGTCGCCCATGGCGCGCAGCTCGGTCAACGAGCCGGTGTCGCCGGCCAGGCCGGGCAGCAGCAGGCCTGAAAGGTTCATGGTGTCTTCGCCCGGCCCGGTGAACTGCCGCGCCGGCCTCGCGCCCACGCGGCTGTTGGTGGGGTGCCGCCAGCTGGTCTGCCGCTGCAGGTCCTGGTAGGCCAGCGTGTCCAGGCTGAAAACGAACTGGCCGAACGCCATCATCATGGGAGTGGCCCTTTCAATCGAGATCCGACAGCGCGGACATCATGGTGGCGCGCCGGGCCTGCTGGCGGCGGTCCAGCTCGGCGCTGACGGCGCGGGCCAGCGCCTGCGCATCCATGCCGGGCGCGGCCTGGATCGTGATCTGGATGGAATCGCCCGCGAACGAGACGCTGCGCTGCGCCGCGGCGGCGCTGATGGGCGGGCGGCGGTCGATCATCACGCCGCCGCCATCGCTGCCCGGGCCGCCCGCGCCGGCCACCATGGGCACCGCGGCGGCTGCTGCGGCCGCCATGGCAAGCGCGGCCTGGCGCACGCGGCCTTGCTGCTCGGTGATGCCTTCGGCGGCGCCGTTGCTGATCTCGTTGCCCGCGAGCATGAACATGCGGCTGGGGCTGCGGATGCCGAGCTTCTCCTTGAACCAGCCCAGCGATGCATCGGCCGCGCCGGTGATCGATTCGCGCACGTGGCCCAGCGCGCCGGTGATGCCGCTGGCCAGGCCCAGCATCATCTGCACGCCGAAGTCGGTGAACTTGGTCGGCAGCTCCAGCCCGAGGTAGTTCAGCACGCCCGCAAAGGCCGTGTACATGAGGCCCAGCGGCGACCAGTTCAGGATGGCCGCGGAGATGCCGCAGAGCGACGCCTGGAACAGCGTGGGCAGCTGGCCGAACCATGCCATGGCGCCGTCGAAGCTGGCCTTGATCGCCGTCCAGGCGCTGCTGCACGCGGCGGTGACGGAGGCCCACAGGCCGGTGAAGAAGGCGCTGATCGGCCCCCAGTATTTGTAGATCAGGAAAGCCGCCACGGCGATGGCCGTGATGATGAGGCCGATGGGCGTCATCAGCAGCGCCCGACCCAGTGTCAGGAAGAGGCCGCTCACGAGCCGCAGGCCCGTGGCGAGCGGGCCCGCCAGCATGCCCGCCAGCGGGCCGAGCGGCAAGCCCATCGACGCCATCAGGAACTTGAAGATGAACATGGGTCCCAGCACGCCCGCCAGCAGCAGCATGAGCCCGCCCACGGCCGTGTAGAGGCCCGCGACCACGGCCACCACCTTGACGATGGTTGCGGTGAGCTCCGGGTTGGCCTTGACCCACTCGCGCACCTTGCCGGAGATCTCGCCGATCCAGTTGACCAGCTCCTTCAGCTGCGGCGCGACGGTGGTGCCGATCTCGGCCAGCACGTTGGTGAAGTTGCCTTGCGCCGCCTCCATCACGTTGGAGAGCGTGCCCAGCTGCTTGTCGACGCGCTGCCGGAGGTCGGCCTGCGCCTCCATCTTGCCCAGGATCTCGGTGTAGCCCGCCTTGCCCTTGGCCATGAGCGTGTTGATCACCTGCAGCGTCTCGGCGTCGTCGCCGAACACCTGCTTGATCACGCCGGTGCGCTTCATGTCGTCCTTGATCGAGCCGATTTTCTCGATCTGGTCGAACACCTGCTCTATGCCACCGAACTTGCCCTTGCCATCGGTGAAATCGAGCGAGAAACCGGCCTTCATGCCTTTCAGCTCGGCGTTGGCCTTGCCGAGCTTCTTGGCGTCGAGCCCGGCCTGGAACACCTTGCGGATGCCGTTGCCGGCCGACTCGCCGGCCATGCCGGTCTGGTCCATCATCACCAGGAGCGGCGCCAGCGCCTTGCTGCCCTCGAGCCCTTCCTTGCGGATGAGGCCCAGCACCGGCGACATCTTGGTGAAGCCCTGCAGCATGTTCCCCGAATCCACGCCGAGGTAGTAGGTGCGCTGGATCACGTCCATCAGGCCCATCATGTCGCCCTCGGTGGTGCGGGTGGCGTCCTGCATCTTGGCGGAGAACTCGGCGGCCTGCGTGACCGGCATGCGCAGCTGCACGCCCAGGTAGGCGGCCGATTCGCCAAGGCCGCCGAGCACGGTCTTCGCGCTCATGCCCTGGCGGATGAGCATGGTCATCATTTCCTGGAAGTCGGCCGTGGTGCCGGGCAGCCGGTCGCCCAGGCGCGATGCCAGCTCGGTGATCTTCTTGAAGTCTTCCGGCACCGAACCGTCGCTGCGCATCATCGACGCGCTGAGCTGGGTGGCCGAATCTTCCTGCGGCGCATAGGCCTCGACGATGGAGCGCAGCGGGCGCGTGAGCGCGCGGCCGGCGCCCATGCCTGCCGCGCCGCCGGCGGCCAGCACGCCGGTGTACATCGTGGCCTTGGCGTGCTGCGCCTTGAGCTGCGCTGTGCGGCGCAGCTGCTCGCCCTGGCGCTTGAGCGCGGTGGTCTGGGTGTTGATGGACGCCGAAGTGGACTCGATCTCGCCGCGCAGCCTGCGCTCGTGGGTGCCCAGGTCGCGCGTGCTGATGCCGGCGGCACCGAGCTTGTCGCGCAGCTGCTGGGCGCGCTGCTGCTGTTGCTGGAACTGCGTGCCCAGCGCGGCGGCTTCCCGGCGCGCGGTATTAAAGTCGCGCGTCAGGGCCTTGGTGGGAGTGCTCGCCTGCGCCATCTGCTGCGCGAGCGCACGCACGCGGGCCTGTGCCGCCTGCATGTCGCTCTCGGTGGCCTTGAGGCCGCTGCGCACCTCGCGGAACTGGCCTACCGCCTTCTGCTGGTCGTTGAGCTCCTTGAGCTTGCTGCGCATGTCCCTGAGCGCACGCGCGGCATCGCCGCTGGCGCCGCGAACCTGGCGCAGTGGACCTGTGGCCTTGTCGATCGCCTGCAGGATGACCTGCAGCTGCAGGTTACCGGAGGCCACGGGCGCCTCGGCTGCTTGTCAGTTGCCCGCGAGAGGGCGGCGGGGAAGGGCGGTGGAGAGCACGGTGGCCCATGGTGGCTAATCCTGCGGTTCGGTGCGTTCTCGGGCGCGCTCGCGCCACTGCATGAGCTCCTCGAGCGAAAAGGCGTCCATGTCGGCCGGGGCCCAGTGAAAGACCACGGCCAGGTCCGCCATGGCCGCCTCTACGCGCTCGGGGAGACGGACGCCATCGCGGCCTTCGTCAACAAAAAAGCGGCCACCCGCGTTCCGATCTGTACCAGGTCGGCGGGATCGAGGTCGCCGGCCTCCTGCTTGAGCACCATGGGTGAGCTGATGCGCGGGAGCACCGTGCACAGCGCGTTCACGTCCATCTGCAGCAGGTCGGTGAGCGACACGCCGCGCAGCTCGCCGGACTTGGGCTTGCGCAGGGTGATCCTGTCGATGACGGTTTCCCCGCGGCGGATGGGCGTATCGAGCGTGATGGTGTTGTCGTCGGTGATGGTCGTGTCGGTCATGGTGCTGGCGGGGGGTCAGGTTGGGGGAAGGGGTGCGGTGCGCTGGCCGGGCCTACAGGCCGATGGCGGCGCGAATGTCGGCCATCAGGTCGGTGCCGTTCACCGTCTCGACCATGTTCACGAAGTCGATCTCGATCACCGTGGCGCCGTCGATGCTGAGCTTGTAGTAACTGCAGGCGGTCGTCACCTTGATCTCGGTGAGCTCGCCAGCCTTGGCGGTGCCGGAGTCGATCTCGGTATGGCGGCCACGCACCACGATCTCCAGCGCGCTCACGTTGCCGGTGGTGGAGTCCTGCAGGGCGCCGGCAAAGCGCAGAAGGATCTGGTCGTGCCTGGCCGCCCCCCACTGGCCCAGCAGGTCGCGGATGTAGCCGGCGGCGGTCCATTGCAGTTCCAGCCCTTCCATGCCCAGGTCTTCGTTGATGGGGCCGTTCATGCCGCCGGCGCGGTAATCCTCGGTCTTGCGGGTGAGCTTGGGCAGCGTCACCTCGGGCACTTCGCCGAGGTAGGCGCGGCCGTCGTTGAAGAGCGTGTAGTTCTTGAGCTTGCGGGGCAGGGACATGGTGTGTTCCTCGGTGAATCAGGGTGTGTTCGGCCGCGCCGCGCTCAGGAGGCCGCCACGCGGGCCGCAAAGTCGGCAAAGTAGCGGTCGGTGATGCGCTGGCGAAAGGCCAGGTCTTCGATCGGGGGAATGGGCGTGTAGTCGTAGTCGATCACCAGCTTGCCGCTCTTGAGCGTCTCCTTCTGGTTGATCTCCTCGTCGTACCAGGCCGAGCCGTCGAGCAGGTAGCCGCCGGCCTTGAGCTCGCGGAACTTGGCGTTCACGCCTTCGATGATGTCTTTGACGATGCTCGGATGCATCGGCTTGTCCACGGCCCACATGTGCGCCTCCGCGATGCTGTCGGCCAGCACCTGCGCAGTGCGCGTGGCCGACTCGAAAGCGAACAGCGGCTCGTCGCTGCAGGTGCGCGAACCCCAGAAGCGGTAGCCGTTGCTGTTGATCAGCGTGGTCACGTCGGCGGCATTCAGCACGCCGGCGTCGGTGTTCGGGTCCTGCAGGTCCCAGTAGATGTCTTTGGAGATCCCGAGCACGCCATTCACCGACACGTTCGACAGCGTCTTGTGCCAGCCGGTCTCGTTGTCGATCTTGGAGCGAAGGCCCAGGGCATAGGCCGCGGCCGGCACGGCGGTCTTCGAGTTGGACATGCTGTCCCAGCTCTGGAAGTCGGGGTAGATCACCATCAGCTCGCGCGCGCCGAACTGGTCGCGGTATTCCGTGGCTTCCTCGATCTTTTCGCACTCCCAGCAGCTCACGTAGGCGAAGGCGCGCAGCTGCTGCGCGATGGCGGCCAGCCCAGCCGCCACGGGCTGCGTATCCAGCCCGGGCGCGCCGAGGATGCGCGGCTTGATGCCCAGCTTGGCCTGCGAGGCCAGCAGGGCCTTCATGCCCGTGTACTGGCCCTGCGCGTTCACGCCGCCCAGCACGTTGGTGGTGGTCGCGTCCTGGTCCGCACCTTGTTCGACCCGAACCACCACCGTGATCGGGCGGGCCTGGTCGGCAATGGCCTGCAGCGTGCGAGCCAGCGTGCCACCCGTGCCGGCCTTGGCCAGGGCGCTGTACACGTTGGTGATCAGCACCGGGGTGTTGAGCGGAAAGGTGGCCGGGTCGGCGTCGGGCCCGGTCGCCACCAGTCCGATGATCGAGGTCTGGATGGTGCGGATCGGCCGCGTGCCCTCGGTGATTTCGAGGACGCGGACGCCGTGGTGGTAGTCGATGAGGGACATGGGGAGAGCTCCTGGAGAAATGAGTTCAGGTTTCGGGCGAGCCGGCGGCGGCTCCCGGATCCGGCCAGCCGGCCGAAAGGTCGTACGAGTGCGCGTCGGCCATCGTTTTCAGCGCTGCAATGGCTTCGTGGTGCTGACGTTCTGCGGTGAAGCAGCCCCGCACATGCCGGGACATGGCGCGCCGCAGTTCCTTGACGTCGGTGAGCGCGAGCGTGACCCAGCCGGATGCGGCCTTGAAGTCGACGTCCAGTTCACCTTCGGTTTCCATGTCCGAAATGACCTGGTCGACGCGGGTTCGATGCTCGACGCCTGTCTTGAACACGAGCCCGTTGGCGAGCGTGATCCCGTTCGTCTCGATCTCCCATCGTGTGGCCGTCGCTTCCGCGGTGAGCGCCTGTCTGGTGGCTTCCAGCGTCAGCGGCGCCGGGAGCGCGGCAACTGGCGCGCCGCTGGCGTCGTACGCGAGCACGAAGTTGCCGCTGTGGGTCTTCGAGAGAACCGAATCGCGCACCTCGGCAGAAACCTCCTGCGCATCGTTCGGGATGACGGGGTTGATGGCGCTGTCGTAGAACGACAGGAAGGAAGGAGAGAAAAAGATCGGCACGTTCATTTACCCCAGGCGGTCCAGCTGACGGTGGTGGCGATCTGAGTTGCATTGGTCGACCAGCCCTGGACGTACATGCCCGTCAGCGCTGGCGGGAACGAGGTCGCAAACGCCCCGGCGCCGCTGTTGGTGATGACCGTCAGGTTGACGCCGAGCACCGCACCCGGAAACGCCACCGGAAAATTGACGGTGACGCCCGAGGAAGTCGTGGTCGCGGTACCGCCTTGCACAAGCAGCCCGCTGGGGTTCAGCTGGTACCACGATGCGCTGAGCTGCGCGCCGAAGGGGGCGGAGTACTTGAGCTGCAGCGAACCGCCGACGATGTCCCATTCGAAGCCCGTCCACAGCAGCCGGGCCGTGTCGCCAAAGCGCATCACCGGCGTGACGGCGGGCGTGTTGCCGACGAAGTAGATCCGCTCGGCGCCGGCGGGCTGGATCGTCACCCCCAAGGTGCCGGCAAGGGCCGAGATCTCGACGACCGCACCGGGCGGCAGGCCTGCAACGGGCGGAAGGGTGACCACGACCGGATTGGCCAGGCTGCTGCAGGCCACCATCTTTCCGATGTCGGCGTGGGTCAATGCGGTCGAGACGGCGATGAGGCGGAAGCCGGCGTTGCTGCCGAGTGCGCGCTGTACGTGCGCCGCGGTTGCCGCCTGCGCCGACTGATCGAACTGGGCGGGTGCCTGCAGGAGAAGCGGCCCCTGCATCTCGTCGCCAGCGACCTTCACGTACTGGGTGTGGGGGTCTTCCTTCGCTTCATGCGCCGAGATCTCCGCGCCCATCTCACTGGCCGTGAAGCCCCAGCGTTCCCATTTGGTCGCATCGCTTCCGGGCTGCACGCCGGTGCTTGGAGCCAGGCTTCTCCACGTCTTGCCGCCGTGCGCGGCATACGCGCCCTCGGGATAGGGGAGCGCAATGTCCCACGGCGTGACGCTGCGCAGTCTTTGGTAGCGGCTGCGGCTCGCAAGCTGGCGCGGTGCCAGGTTGTCGATGCCCTGCGGGCCGCCAAGCACCGGATCGTCTTCCTCGAGCTGGTAGATGCCCGGCTCCCAGAGGTCGGTTTCATTGAGGCTGGCCATGTCAGGCGCTTCCGTGGTTGTAGGCGCCGTCGCGTCGCGTGGCGCCGTTGTGGCTGTTGGCGACGCTGGCGTAGCGCAGGCCGACCAGGTGGCAGCGCGCGGGCGCCACGGCGGGCAGGAGCTTGCGCAGGCGCTCGGCCTGTACGTTGGTGATGGGGCGCTCCAGCACGATCTTGTAGGTGGCCCAGGTCGCTGCGAGGGAGGCGTGCGGAAACTCGCCGTTCCGGTTGATGGCGCCGTTGTGGGTGCGCCCGCCGACGCGCTCGATGATGGTCACCTCGCCGAAGCCGATGGCGCGAATCAGCGCGCGGATGGCCCAGGGCGTGCCCTTGTGGCGATGGATGTTGATGCTGTCGAGGATCACGGCGCGGCGCGCATCGTCGCTGCGTGCGTCGCTCCAGCCTTCCACGGTCAGGGCCCACGAGAGCCACGGCAGCGCCGCCGGCAGGCACTGGCGTGCGCTCCACAGATGGCGCAGGCCCGAGGTGTCCAGCATTAACGCGGAAACGGATGCAATGGCCGATTCGAGCGCCGTGCGGTTGGGCGGCAGCAGCCGCGCGTCACTCATTGCTCACCTCTTCGGTGATCGTGATGCTCTCGATGCGCACCCACTGCGTGCGATCGCAGAGCACGTCGGCAGGCGGTGCGATCAGCGCGACGCGGTCGATGCCGGGCTGGTGCAGCGCGGCGTCGATGCCCGAGCGCGCCAGGCCGGCGCCGAGCCGGCGGATCTGCAGCAGCCACCTGTCAAGGGCGGTGCGGCCGGCTGCCGCGGCGACTTCTCCGGCAGGGCCGTTCCTTCGATGGAGCACGGCCACGATCGGCGACGCGAGGATCTGCGCGGACTGCACCGTGACCAGGTCGCACAGCGGGCGGATCTTCTCCTGGTTGAGCGCGTTGCGCACCACGGAAAGCAATGCTTCGTCGGGGACGCCGGACGCGTTGTCTCCCAGGATGGACACGCGCACCGACCCCGGCAGCGGGCTGTCGACGCCGGCATCGGCCACATGCGCGTTCGCCGTCATGGCATGGAAGCGGTAGCTCTCGATCGGGCCGGCCGTGGTCAGCCCTTCGAACGCCATCTGGGCGCGCTCGCGCAAGCGATCGTCGCTTTCCATCACTGCTGCGACCGGAGGCACCACATCGGGGTTGGCCGGCGTCACTACCAGGCGGGTCACGCCGAGGTTGGCCGCCTGGTTGTCCAGGTCGGCGCCGACCGCATAGGCCAGCATGCATGCCTTGGCCGCGTCGTTGATGCGCTGGCGCATGACGAGCTCCTGGTACGCGATGACCTCCAGCAGCTTCACCGCGGGGTCGGACTCGAGCGCTAGCGTGAAGTCCGGGCACGCCGCCTGGAACTCCGCCAGCTTGCGCTGGTAGATCGTCTCGTAGTCCAGCGGCTCGATCACCTGCGGCGCGGGCAGCTGCGAAATGTCGATGGTCATGCGGCGGCCCTCATCTGCACCGGCACGCGCAACGAAAGCACGCTCGCGGCCAAGCCGGGCGGCGTGTAGACGCCCGACAGATCGAGCACCACCTGGCCGGGCCGCGTGCCGCTGGAGAGCTGCACGCGCGAAAGGCGCAGGCGTGGCTCCCACTTCATCAGCGCGCCGGCAACCGCCGAGTAGGCGCGCACGCGCGTGGCGCCGTTGTCGGGCTGGTCGATCAGCTCAGGCAACTGGCTGCCATAGGTGCGCCGCATGAGTCTGCTGCCGATCGGCGTACCAAGGATGTCGGCGATGCTCTGGCGCAGGTGTTCGATGGCGTCCAGCGGCTTGCCGGTGAGCCGGCTCATCCCGCTCATGGCACCGGCCCGTCGCTGGTGTCGCCGCCCTTGACCACGCCGGAGGTTCTGTGGCTCAGCAGGCTGATGTTGCCGGCAACGATGTCACCGCCATCCGTGGCCAGGCCGTGGCCGTTGACGAACTCCATGTCGCCGTCGATCTGCGCGGTCTTGCCGCCCGGCCCGGCGCCCGAGCCGGCCATGCCGGCCGTGTAGGTGAGCAGGCCCTGCACCAGCAGCTGCCCGGTGGCAATGGTCATCGGCGCATCGAGGGTGATCTGCTGCGAGTGCACCGTGGCGCTCTCGCTGGCAGTCACGTCGGCGGTCTTGCAGTGCACGGTGACCGAATCGGGCACCGTGATATCTGCGGTGCCGCCGCCCGGCAGCGTGGCCGTCAGGGCATGCGCGGCGTGGTCGTATTCGATGACCGCGCCATCGGGATACGTGGTGCGCTCCACATCGCCCGTGTCGCCATTCGCCGGGATGGAATCGCTGAAGACGCCGACCAGCACGAAGGCCGAAGCCATGTTTCCGCCGGGCGAGAACACCACGCATTGCTCGCCGGCGGAGGGCGGCGACCAGCGCCGCACATCACCCGCGCGCATCGAGATCCACGGTAGCCAGTCGGTGTCGAGCCCGCCGGATTTGACGCGGCAGCGAGCCGCCCCATGATCCACCTGGGCGATGGTGCCCGCCCGCACGATGTTCTCGATGCAGCGAACCAATTCAGCGTTGCTGGAGCCTTGACTGACCATGCACCGATGGTGCCGAGGGGCCGCGCGGGCTGCACTTGATCCGCTTTGTAGAAGGGCGTTGTACAAGCGAAGTTTGGCCGACGGTGACTGCGGTATGAGAAAAGGTTGAGAGGCTGCTGCAAAGCAAATGCCCGAGTGCAGCTACATTCAACTGGCAGCGATCGTGCCTTTCCTTCATCAAGAACACGTCCGGCACCGTGTCCCTCGCAGCGTCTAACTATCTTAGGAGCCCAGAATTTAATGGCTTTGAATCGGATCGAAATCCTTGGCTATCGTGGATTCAAGGAGCGCGGAGCACTCGACTTCGCTGTACCGGATGGCCGCGCTGGGAGCGGGCTGACGCTGCTGACGGGCGCAAACAATTCTGGAAAGTCTTGCATCCTCGAATGTTTGCGAGCACGTACCGGGACTGTGCCGGTTAGCTTCACTGCCGGAACGAGAAATGCAGATGTCCAGGCGATAGAGATCAAGTACACGGTCAAGGGACAGGAAGAGTCAATTAGGTCGATTGCAAAGGGCTCTAGCGAATCTATCAAGGTTGGTGTCGATCAATCGTTTCAAGTTTTTGTTCTTCCTTCACGAAGAGCATTCCATCCATATTTTGGAAAGAGTGAGTGGTCGCGGGAGACATACCTTGCGAGTACACCGTTGCCACCGCAAAGATCATCGGTTCTCACGGGATTCGAGTATCGGCTTTTCAACACTTTGAAAGACCCAGCAGCGTTCAATTCTCTGCTCAGCGAGGCCTTGGGATTCGAACCAACCTGGACGATGGATCAATCAGACCAAGGCCAGTATTTTTTGAAGTTTTTCAATGGTGAGCGCGCGCACTCTAGTGACGGGATGGGCGAGGGAATCATTAGCGTATTTGCAATCGTTGATTCGCTCTACGATTCAAAACCAGGTGACGTAATCGGCATCGATGAACCCGAACTTTCTCTGCATCCCAGCTTGCAAAAACGAGTGTCGGCGTTGCTGAACAGATTTTCCAAAGATAGGCAAATCGTCGTATCAACTCACTCGCCTTACTTCATCGACCTCGGAGCGCTTCGCAATGGAGGGCACTTGGCAAGAGTCATAACGGGCGAGTCTGGAACGAAGATTTTTCAATTGACCGACGAGGCGAAAGTTTCGCTGGAAAAACTTTCCGAACGTAACCTGAACAACCCTCATGTTTTCGGCCTGGATGCCAAGGAGCTCTTCTTCCAAGAGGACCGCATCATCCTCACCGAGGGGCAAGAGGACGTACTTTTCTATCCCATAGTTGCCGAGCAGTTGAATCAGACAATAGCGGGTAACTTTTTTGGTTGGGGTGCTGGCGGTGCTAGCAACATTGCGCACTTCTGCCGTGTGCTGAAAGCACTGGGATTCGCGAAAGTCGCGGGGTTACTCGATGGCGATAAGGTCGCGGAGGCCGAAGCCTTGCGCGTCGAGTTCCCTCTGTTCCATTTTGCATGTATCCCTGCCAAGGACATAAGGACCAAACCGGAGAGAAAGGCCGCTGAAGAAACTCCCGGTTTGCTTGATGCGAAGATGCGGTTAAAGCCGGAGTTCGAGGAGGCGATGAAGCAACTACTTTCAGAGCTTTCAATCCACATGAGCCCTCAGCAACTCGATTACGCCAAGGGTGACGTCGAGCCAACGAATGCGGAGCCGCACCCGCAAGCATGAGACAAGCGCGGGTCAACACTCAGCTGTTTAGTCTGTCCAGCAGCAGATCCTTAATGGATGCACGTTCCGCGTCAGAGAAGCCGAGCAGTTCGCGTCGCGGGTAGCGGTACTCTGGACCGCCCGCTTCTACGCGGTCGCTCAGCCCTTCTTGGTGCACGCGCGCAATGCGCGATGTTCGGCTCAGGAAGCCAAGGGTGACCGCATCTTCGTCGGCGTGCATCCGCATATGCCGCGCCGTCCGCATCTTCTCGAACATGGTGCGGCGAATCCGCCCCTTCTGCTGCCGCGCCTTGCTCGGCTTGCGCGCCGCATAGGCGCTGCCGTCCGGGTTCTGCTGCGCCGCGATGCGCTCCGCCTGGCTGCGCCTCAGCGCCTGGCCGACCTGGCGGGCGAGGGCGCGCCGTTCGGCCGGCGCGAGCTTGTTGAGGAGCGGCGCTACCCAGTCCTCGAGGGCGCTGAGCGGATCGCCGTGCTTCATGGTTCCGTCGCCGGAAAGTCCCAGTCCGCGAGCAGCTCGCCGCGGAACCAGACCTCCCAGTGCTCGGCGGCCGTGAGCGCACCGACGCGCGCCGGCTCGGCCGGGCTGCTCACCGTGTAGCGCTTCGTCGTCTCTGGCGACGCCGGGTCGGCGCCGGCCGCCACGACGACGGGCTCGGTGAGGTCGACCTCGATCGAGATATCCGCCGTCTCTTTGTTGAGCGGCTCGACATCGAAGCGGATCGACTTCTGCCGCAGCGCCGTGTTCTCGAAGATCTCGATCTGGTTGATGCGCAGCCAGGCGAGCAGCGGCACCATGAGGGCGTTGGCGTCGCCGGCGTAGTCGAGCAGCACCACGTTGACGGTGTAGCTGTATTCGAACGACAGCGACTCGGCGCCAGCGGCGACGATGCGGCCTTCGCGCACGAAGATGCTGATCTTGTCCGGGTCGCGCCGCAGTTCGGGCGTGGCGGCCGTGAGGTGCGCGCGCAGGCTAGCGGGCTTGCGCATGGCTCAGGGCGGCGGCTGCGTCTCGGACAGCGTTGTAGCGGTCGATGCAGGCGTTGAGGTCGGCAATGGCGCTGTCGCCGTCACTGGTGATTCCTGCCAGAGCTGCCGCAAACGCCGGGTCAAGTTCGGCTCGCGCTTGCTGAGGGTCGCCGGCAGGGGCGGGATCTGAAGCGATGACGGCGCGACAGGCGGCAGGCCGGGCGGGGACTGACACGCGCACAGCACCAGTGCCAAGCTGGTGCTCGAGAAGCTGCTTTTGAGACTGGACACGTTCCAACTCCTTCTGATGCCGCGCATCGTGCGCGGCAAGGGTTTCGCCGAGGCCGCGCTCGGCGTCGAGGGTGCGCTCGAGCGCGTTGAGGACGGCGCGCGCATTGCCTGCACGCTCGGACTGCCATTGCAGGCGCACCTCATCGCCCCGGGATTCGCCGCCCAGGTGATACGCCAGCGCGGTCCATGCAAGCGCGGCAGCGACCGACAACAGGTAGGGCAGTGCCTTCAGCAGCGTGCTCATGGGAACTTTGCCAATGCAGCGGCGATGGCGCTCTGCGCCTCGGCGCCGAGGAACAGCAGCCGCTCGGCTTCGCGCCGGCGCTGGAGGCCTTTCATGACCTTGCCGCGTGACTTGTTCCAGCGCGGGAACTCCGCGGCGGCGCCATCGTGGTCACCGCCGTTGAGCAGCCGTACCAGTGTCGACTTGCCCAGCGCGCTGGCCCCGCCGTTGTAGAAGATGGAAACCAGCGCATCAAACTGGCGCTGCGTCAGCGGCACGTCGACGGCGCACCGCACGGCCGGTTCGAATTCGCTCGCCATGCGGCGGGCATAGCGCCGGTCTGCCTCGGCCTGGCCGATGACGAGGCCGGGCACGACACCGGGGCCAGTGTCGCCGCGGCCGATGGTCCAGGGCGCGCCGCTCAGATGCGCGAACGCCGAAGGCACCGATATGAGCGCGAAGGGATCGACGCCCGCCCTGCGCAGCGCCGCGAACAGCGGCGAGCCGGGATCCGGGTAGGCGCGCAGCTTGCAATCCTCGAAGTAGCGCGCAACGGCATGGCCGTCGGGGCCCATGCTGAGGTGTTCATTCATGGCGAGCCTCCCTTGCGCCGCGCAGGCGGTTGTTTTCTGCGGGAAAGAGCCGGTTGATCGCGAACCCCAGCTCGGCCAGGCAGGCCAGGACCAGCGCAAGCAGCAGCCATGGGTGTTCGCGGTGGCCGAGGAAGGCCGCCCAGCCGAAGTAGCCGCACAGCAGCGACAGCGCGGCGATCTTGATCCTGCGGGCCTTGCCGCGCAGTGGCGCATCGTGGATGTCCGGTGCGAGCTGCACGGCGAGCTGCAGCAGCGCGGCCAGGCCGAGCAGCACGGCAAGGGCCCACATCATGGTTTGCTCCCTTCGTCGGGCCGCGGCGCAAGGTCGGGGCTGGGCGGCACGCGGGCATGGTCGCGGCCGCGGACAGCGTCCAGCAGGCGCACCGCAAAACCCAGCGGGTCGTTGCGCATCGCGCCGCCCAGCGCACGCAGGCCCATCCAGATGTCTTCGCTGATCACCGCGCAGGCGCCGACGATGGCCAGGCGCAGCGTCTCGGAGGCCACGAAGCCCTGGATGCCGAGGCCGACGATCACCGCGACGGCAACGCCGGTGAGAAGGGCGCGCACGAATCCACCCCAGCCGCCATGGCGCTTCTCGACGACGCCCTGCGCGAGGCCGGCGAACAGGCCGACCAGCGCGCTGGAAAGGATGATCCCGAAGGTGTGGGGTTCAGTGAAGAGTTTCTTGAGCCAGTCTTGCATGTGGTCAGTCCCAAAGGCTCACGGTCGGGCGGGTGGTAGTGGCGGCAGCCGGCGCTGCCAGGTCGACCAGCAGGCCGGTGGGCAGCACGGGCCCGTGGTCTGCCAGCCCGGGGTTGAGCAGGTAGGTGGCCTCCACGATGTCGCTGGTGCCGAGCGCGCGCCAGCACAGCAGATCGAGCGTGTCGCCCTGCATGGCGCGCGCCTTCATCAGATGAGCTCCACGGTGGTGCGGCGAATGCCGAGCAGGTCGGACACCGCCCAGCGCACATCCCGCCGCAGCTCGCCGGTGCGCAGCGCCAGTTTCTCGGCCACCTTGTCGCCAGCGCCGGTGGTGTCGAAGTCGCGGTAGTGCTCGATGAGATCGGCCTGCACGCTGCTGTAGACGGCGCGCAGGTAGCGCGCGGTCTGCGCGCTCTGGCCGTCGATGCCGGGCGCGGGCACGGCCGCCAGGTTGGCATGGCCGAGCAACTGTTGCGCGCTCTTGTAGGCGGCCAACTCCGCATTGATGCCGAGCACCGCGGTGAGCGCGCTGTAGCGCAGCCGCTCGGGCGTCACGGTGCCGTCCAGCCGCGCCGTGGCGCGCAGCTTCGCCAGGTCGATGGCCGGAAACCAGCCGTCGTTCTCCAGCTGTTGCTCTTCGGTCGCGGTCGGCGTGGGCGGGTTGGCGAGAAAGCTCATGGGGTGGGCTGGTGCGCGGAGGAATAGGTGGCGGTGATCGGGCTTCGTCCATGGAAGCCGGGGGCCTACAGGAATCAGCCCGAGCCGCCGGGGTTCCGGGGTCCGGAATCGTTACGGCGACGGGGGCGCGGCATTCTTCAGCCGACGCTCCAGGCGCTCGATGTCTTTTTTCACGCCGACCTGGTCGAACAGGCCGAGGGCGCGCTGCAGCTGGTCGAGGCCGGCCTTGACGGCGGGCAGCGGCACCGTGTCGTAGTCGACGTCCGCAGGGCCGGTCTTGCCGATCAGCGCGTAGCCCATGGCCTTGTGCAGCTTGGCGCGGGCCTGGTCGGGCGCGTCGAGCTCTGCGGTCTGTTCCAGCACATGCGGCAGCAGCTCGCGGGCCTCCTCGATGGTCATCTTGCCGCCCAGTGCCGCGGCGCCGAATTCATCGATCAGCACGGTGCCCAGGCTCCGGTCGTACTGGTCCGGCATCTGCAGGGCGTGCTTGATGGCATAGGGCGCCATCTGCAGCGCGCGCCGGTAGTTGCCGGCGTCGATGTGCCAGACCAGCACGGTGGTGAAGATCTGGTCCTGCGCGCCGTTGCCGGCCTCCAGCGCACCGTCGATCCATGCGTCGTAGTCGGGCAGGAACTGGCGCTTGGCTTCGATCTTCCGTTCGATGGACTGGATGTCCTTGAGGCGGCGGCGGTGCTCGGCAAGCTGCACCAGCATGAGTTCGTAGGCGCTGCCCTCGAGCTGGCCGCCCGCCGGCGCCGCGGCAACCGCGAGGACGGCGAGCTTTCGCTCGAGGTGGCGCTGGGCGGGGGTCTGGCGCATGGCGGTCAGCCGAGGACTTCGATGTTCTCGACCAGGCAGGCGAGGCCGTAGTCTTCGACCACGAACGCGTCGTTGCTCGATTCGTAGTTCTCGATGCGGTCGCGCTTGGCGTTGTCCTCGAGCTTGCGGCGCCGCGCCGACTCCTGCCAGTAGAGCGACAGGTTGTCCATGCGCGTGATCAGCACCTTGTTCTCGGGAAAGTACGGCACGGTGACGCCCGGCAGGCCGCCGAGGCGGCGCTGGCTGCGCACGATGTCGGCGGCGAGCATTTCGGTCGGGGCGGTGGGATCGCTGACGAGCGGGAACAGCTTGTCGTGCATGAGGTTGCGTCCGACGATCGCGACCAGTGCACCGTCATTGCGGAACCACGGATCCAGCAGGGTGTTGTAGGCGTCGTAGACCAGCGCATCGAGGTTCTTGTAGTCGCCGCCTTCGCCCACAGTGACCTTGCCGTCGACGGCGCCGTCGTCCAGGACGCGCGCAGGGGCGTCTTCGCGGATGTGCTGCAGCCAGCCGATGTTGACGTCCTGCAACAGCGGGTTCAGCGCGAGGTTGGTCGTCGCGGCAGCGCTGGTGCCGTTGAAGCCAATCATGATGCGATCGAGCGCCGAGCGCTTGAGGATCAGGTCACGCACGCGGGTCTGGAAATCAGCGAACTTCGCCCAGGCATCGAGCGTGGCGTACTTGATGAAGGTGTCGTAGTTGGTCTTCTTGCACTCGTAGCCCTTCTGGTCGAGCGTCTCGACCGAACGGGGATCGCGATCGGCGACATCGGTGTTGGTCCGGCTGGCGATGGGGCCGCTCACGCCCAGCCCGAGCTTGTCGCCCTTCATCTCCTTCACGCCGATGATGTTGATCAGCTTGAGGAACTCGCTGGATTCCTGGATCTTGGTTTCGAGCGTCTGCTGCACCGACGGCTCGACGGCGAACTGCTCGCGCGCCGAGGGCACGTTGTTGAGTTCGCCGAGTCGAATCAGCAGGTTGTTGTAGACGAGGCGGGTGGCGTTTTGCATGAGGGCTCCGGGGTGGTGCGAATGTGGGGCGTGGCTCGGCGGCGGCGATCAGCAGTCCGTTTTCTGCTGCTTCGGGTCGCCACCCGTGGCGGGAGGGCGCTGGGTGTGCTGGCCGGCGTCGGTGGTGTCGATGGTTTCGAACTTCGCCTTCAGTGCCTTGTGCTCGGTTTCCAGCGTGGCGAAGCTTTTCCGCAGGTCGGCAAGGCCCTTCGCATCGGCGCCGTGGCGCTGCGCGAGCTCGCTCACTGCGCCGCCGACTTCCTCGACCACGCCGAGCAGCTCGCTCACCGTGTCGTCGGTCTTCCGGGTGAAGCCGGCGAACTTCTTCTTGAACGAATCGCCGAAGCCTTTCACGCGATCGATCAGCGTGTTGTCCTGCGCCTCGTCTTCGAATTCGAGCGCGACCTCGACCGCCTCGGAGAACAGGCTGTCGGGCGAGGTCTTGCGGCTGGCGAAGGGGTTGGCAGCCGGGTTCTTCGCGGCGAAGCTCAGCACTTCGGTGCCGAGGCTCGCGGGGCTGTCGGTCACGGCAAGGCCCACCAGGTAGGCCTCGCCGGTGTCGGCAAACTTGGGGTTCACCTCGATTGAGGTGTAGATCTTCTGCTTGTCCCGGGTGGTCATCGCGACCAGGTCGGGCAGCGGGGCGATCTCGGTGAACAGCGCGAGCTTGCCGTCTTCGACCGCACGCGCTTCGACGGAGAGCACGTCGCCATAGGCTTTGAACGAGCTGTCAGGGTAGATGCCGCGCATGTGCTCCAGCCACACACGGGCGCCGTATTTCTTCGGATCGAAGTTCCTGGCCATCTGCTCGATCCACGAGCGCTCGATGCGGCGGCCATCGGTGGTGGCGCCTTCGGTGGCGACGCGGAACATCTTGGACTTTTTAGCCATGGTGGTGTGCGGGTAGGTTGAGGTGCGGGATGCGTTGGGACCGATGGTCGGCCCAGCGCCCGCGCGGCTCAACGCGTTTCGCTTGTAGAGCTGCGGTCTACAAGTGAAAGCGCCCGGCGAAGAGGCGCGCCGCAGCGCCCCCGCCCATAGCCTCGGGCCATGTCTTCAAGCCATGCCGACTCAGATACGCCCGTGGCGCCGGTCGCCGAAAGGCGCCGGACTGCACGCCACCTCTATTGGCAAGGGTGGCGGATTTCGTCCATCGCGGAGTTCCTTGGAGAACCCCGGACGACTTTGCACGGGTGGAAGGATGCCGAGCAATGGGACAAGGCGCAACCCATCGAGCGCGTCGAAGGGGCACTTGAAACCCGGCTGGTGCAGCTGATCGCGAAAGAGCCGAAGACCGGCGGCGACTTCAAGGAGATCGACCTGCTCGGCCGGCAGATCGAGCGGCTCGCACGGGTCCACAAGTACGAGAAGACCGGCAAGGAAGCGGACCTCAATCCGAACATCGACCGGCGCAATGCCGGGCCGAAGAAGCGGCCTTCGCGCAATGACGTCAATGACGAGCAGGCGGCCCAGCTCGAGGAGGCCTTCCGCGACTCGCTTTTCGGCCACCAGAAGGTCTGGTTCCGCAACAGCCACGAGCGCACGCGCATGGTGCTCAAGAGCCGGCAGATCGGCGCTACCTGGTACTTCGCCCGCGAGGCCTTGCTGGATGCGATCAAGACGGGCCGCAACCAGATTTTCCTCAGCGCGAGCAAGGCGCAGGCGCACATCTTCAAGCAGTACATCGTGCAGTTCGCGCACGAGGCCTGCGGGGTCGACCTGGCCGGCGATCCGATCATCCTGGCAAACGGCGCGCACCTGTACTTCCTCGGCACCAATGCGCGCACGGCGCAGGGCTACCACGGCAACTTCTACTTCGACGAATTCTTCTGGACGCACCGCTTCGAGGAGCTGAACAAGGTTGCGAGCGGCATGGCGATGCACAAGCAGTGGCGCAAGACCTACTTCAGCACGCCCAGCTCGATCCAGCATGCGGCCTTTGCCTACTGGAACGGGGACCGCTTCAACAAGCGCCGGCCGAAGGACCAGCGCGTGCTGCTGGATCTGTCGCACGACCGGCTCGCCGGCGGCTTCACGGGCGAAGACAAGGTGTGGCGCAACATCGTCACGATCCTGGACGCGGAGGCGGGCGGCTGCGACCTGTTCGACATCGACGAGCTGCGGCTCGAGTACAACTCGGACGAGTTTGCCAACCTGCTGATGTGCGAGTTCATCGACGACACGCAGTCGGTGTTCCCCATGTCGGAGCTGCAGGGCTGCATGGTCGATTCATGGGTGGACTGGGCCGAGTTCTACAAGCCGTTCACCGCGCGCCCGTACGGCTACCGCCCGGTGTGGGTGGGCTACGACCCTTCGCACACCGGCGACACGGCCGGCTGCGTGGTGTTGGCGCCGCCCGAGAAGCCCGGCGGCAAGTTCCGCGTGCTCGAGCGCCACCAGTGGCGCGGGCTCGACTTCGAAGCGCAGGCGGAAGCGATCCGGCAGATCACGCTTCGCTACAACGTCACGTTCATCGGCGTGGACACGACCGGGTTGGGGCAGGGCGTCTACCAGCTCGTGACCAAGTTCTTTCCCGCGGCGAAGTCGATCAACTATTCGGTGGAAGTGAAGACGCGCCTGGTGCTCAAGGCGAAGAACGTCATCGGCAAAGGGCGCCTCGAGTTCGACGCCGGCTGGACGGACCTGGCGCACGCCTTCCTCGCTATCCGGCGAACGCTCACGGCCAGCGGCCGGAACGTCACCTTCGACGCCGGCCGGAATGAGGAGACCGGCCACGCCGACCTCGCATGGGCCTGCATGCATGCCCTCGACAACGAGCCTCTCGAGGGCCTCAACGCCGCCAACAGCGGCTTCATGGAGATTTCCTGATGGACACGACGACTACCCCCGCCAACAACCCGGCTCGGATGGAAGCCTTCAGCTTCGGCGACCCGACGCCGGTGATGGACCGGCGCGAGCTGCTCGACTACATCGAGTGCTGGATGAACGGCCGCTGGTACGAGCCGCCGATCAGCCTGGAAGGCCTGGCGCGCTCCTTCCGCGCCAGCACGCACCACAGCAGCTCGATCTACTTCAAGCGCAACATCCTGTTGAGCACCTTCGTGCCGCACAAGTTGTTCGACCGGGCGACCTTCAGTGCCTATGCGCTGGATTTTCTGATCTTCGGCAACGCGTACCTCGAGCGGCGCGACTCGATGACGCGCCGCGCCGTGGGCCTGAAACACGCGCTCGCGAAGTACATGCGCCGCGGCGCCGACCTGGACACCTATTTCTTCGTGCGCGGGTGGAAGGACGAGCACGAGTTCAAGGCCGGCAGTGTGTTCCACATGCGTGAGGCGGACATCAACCAGGAGGTGTACGGCCTGCCGGAGTACCTAAGTGCGCTGCAGTCGGCCTGGCTGAACGAGAGCGCCACGCTGTTCCGCCGCCGCTACTACAACAACGGCAGCCACGCCGGCTTCATCCTGTACATCAGCGATCCTGCGCAACAGCAGGACGACATCGATGCCATGCGCACCGCGCTCAAGGAGAGCAAGGGGCCAGGCAACTTCCGCAACCTGTTCCTCTACTCGCCGAACGGAAAGAAGGACGGTGTGCAGCTGATCCCGGTCAGCGAAGTGGCTGCCAAGGACGAGTTCTTCAACATCAAGAACGTGAGCCGCGACGACGTGCTCGCCGCCCATCGCGTCCCGCCGCAGCTGATGGGCATCGTGCCGAGCAACACGGGCGGCTTCGGCGCCGTGCTGCCCGCGGCTCAGGTCTTCGCGCGCAACGAGATCAAGCCGCTGCAGGACAGGTTTCGGGAGATCAATGAGTGGATGGGGGAGGAGGTGGTGCGGTTTACGGACTACGAGGTGCCGACGGGTGAGGCGGCTGCCGCACCGTGAGTTCATGAAAAAGATGAGCGACCTTCGCCAGCGCAAAGCGACGCTCCTGAATGACCCTTCGAGATACGCGAGACCTTCTCTAGGCTCAACTTACACCCGAGCTTTATCACCCACAGCGTGGGCGGTGCCTGACCATCGTTCCGGATCGCACGAACTGTTGATCAACATTCAAAAACTACGGCAAGCCTATCGCTTAGGCCGCACCCCACCCTTGCGGAGCATTTTTGCTGCAACTCGGTATATGTCCGGGATGTTGATTCGTCCGTCTGCTCGGCGCTCTGCCACTCCGATTCGAAGCAATGCCTTCAAAATTGCTGCAGGTTGATTGCTGTCACCTTCGCTGAATTCAATAGGCTCAAGATACTGCCCTTGCGAGTGCGAAATATCTGCAATGGTGCCCGACTCCTGCCAACGTGAGTACAGATCTTCCGCACGGCAGGGTACCTGCTGGTCGGCGAGAGGCTCAATCACGCTGTCAATCCAGTTGTATTCCTCCTTGAGCTGTCGGAGCCTGAGCTCCGAAGCGGCTTGGATTCCGGCCCGAAGCCCGGCAGGAGAAATGGCGAAGCCCGCGTCTGCGGTGGAACTTCGATAAAGGGACGCCTGCCTAACCGCTTCCAAGAATGTTCGAGGACTTACTCTGTTGTATGCATCTGCGAGGTGTTTATGCAGCCACGTATAAGTTCGGCCTTTAGATGCGCTGGCACCCATGTACGGGCCGGCTAGTTCCACGAACACTTGAGCTTGGGCCGATTCTGAATCTTTCAAAGCAGCAGGTAGCCCGATCTGAAATACGTCGCGAATCGCAATCGAGGTAGCGCGCTCCACGAGCTTCACGAATGTGTTGCCAGCATGCACGTCGTTGGCCAGCAGCGTGTAAAGCAGACCAAACAGGTCTCGATGCTCCCACGTCAAGTCCACTCTTGCTCCAGCGCTTAAAAGCTTGGAGGCATCAGGGAATGCCGCGACGCCCGCGTCTTCAGCTTGGTCAACACGTAGAAAGATTTTTGGTTTGATGAACTTATACGTGCGCAGGGCAAGCGTCACCAACAGCAAAGCACGCGTTCGCTCACGAATTTGTTGCCAATCTCTTCCTAGACGATCAAGTGCGTCGAACAGGACAACGACCCTGACGCCTTCAACGCGCAGCGCTTCGTCGGCTTTCCTTAGGTACTGCTGTGCTCGGGCGGCATCCTGTTCAACCCAATGGACCAATCCTTCTGGGCCACGAAGCATAGTCGGAAGCCCCATCGGAACGAATTGGCTCACCGCTCGGAGGAACACGGCGCGCCACACCTTCTCTGGCTCATGCCCATCTGTTTCGATAAGGTCGTCAAGCTCTTCTCGACTGGGAGCGCCGTTTGCGTCCGTATCAACACCGGCGAAGCCCAAGCCTACCTTGCATTTGTCGAGGTTGAGGCGTCGATAACTTTGCGATACGAAGGTCCGCGTGTCGTCGTTCAGAAGCGTTGCTGACCAAAAACTCTTACCAGTCCCTCGACCTCCGACCACTAGTACCCGTTCGGGATCCAACGCAGCTTCGTGACCCTCTGGAGTGTAGATCTGCTGCAATTGCGGAGGACTTACTGCATCATGGCTTGGCGCAGGCGTGAGTCGCGACAGCGCTGCTCGGAGTTCGTCGATTTCTTCAGCGATCATGTCTTGAGGCCGTTAATATTGTCGGGACTCACGCGGGGATGAGCCTATCTAGTAGCGCTGCGTATGTCCGCTCGTAGAGTGCGGCTGAAAGTTGGGACGGAGCAGACAGCGGATCGAATTCAAAGTAGTTGGAGTCTCGAAGGATCGGCACTGCGTAGTGCGGCGCTTCAACGTCGTCCAGAGAAAATTCTGGCATCGTGACCACACCTTCTCCTGATTGATCAAGTACAGGACTGCTTGAGTCCTCTCCGAGTGGAATGTCCCGATAAAGAAACTCTCGAAAGAGGTCGTGTGCCCGGTCGCGGAAAGCCTGCTGGCGCTCGGCCAGAGGGGAGGCTTTCGCATGAACCATCTTCAGCCGGACGAGCCAGTCGTCCTGGAAGTTGCGCGGCGAACGTGCGAGATGGGCTAACAAGTATCTGTACCCGGCAAAAGTCTGCGGCGTGTCTTCGCCAAACAGCAGGACTTGCGCGCCCAAACCCAGCAACGCAGCAGCCGTTGATTCATTCAGACCGGCTCGCACATCGACCAGAACGGCGTCGTACTGTTTTGATCCCGCGATCGTATCGACGAGCCATCTTGTTTGATCAGAGAAACTCGCCAAAGCTCCATCCGCTGTAGATGATTCGACATAGGCTCGCGCAAGCTTCGCCAAAACGTTGGCCGGATGCTCTTGGGCCGTTGCTCCAACGGCTGGCACTACATCGATAAGTCCCTTGCCCTTGCCGAAAGGGCTGGGTGCCATCATGTCAAAAAGGAAGCTGTCATCGAAATTGCCCAGCGAACGTTCGATATAGCCATCCAAAAGACCGTACGCCGGCAGTTCATTTGGTGGAAGCATCATTGCACCGATTCCGGGGGCCTCAAGGTCCAAATCAATCACCAAGACCTTCTTGCCGGCCTCTGCGAAGTGAGTTGCTGCAACCGCGAGCGCTGTGGTGCGACCAACTCCACCTTTGATGCTCGCGAAGGCATACCGAGGGGTCGGAAGACTGGAATTTGCCGGTGCAAGCAACCAGTCGGCGCCAACGATCCGTTGGTCGATCAGGTTGACGTAGAGAGATTGCCCTAGTACAGATACGGCTTCTCGGTAAGGGCGGCTCCGTTTTATTAGTCCACTAACGCCAGGACTTTGTGCGTCAGTGACCACGAAATCTTCGAGACAGTAGGGACCAGCCGCTGCGATCGCAGCTTCCGCTGCTCGTTTCAACAGGTCGTCTGGAAGGGGCTCCAAAGCAATGAACGTGAGGTGGCCCTCTGAGTTCCTCAGTATCCAACCTTTCTCGACCGTTTCGAGGCCAAGGATCTGAACCATGGCTTCCGCGAAAAGGGCCAGACTGGTGTCGAAGCGGGGCGTAACTTTTGGGTCGGTCATATGAGCAGTCCTAGTGCGTCGTTGGCATCCGATCTCCATCGCTCTGCCTGGGCTTCGCTGATCGACCCGGTTTGGGCGTATCGCATCACGATTTCCCAATACTGCATGAAACTTTCTCGTGCCAAGAGGCTTCGCGCAGCAGAGGCTTGACGTCCCTTTATGGCAATTCGTGCAAGTCCTCTCAAACTCGGCCAATGTTTCCACATTGCTTCTTCATCCTGTAATAAGCCGAACTCCGTTAGCTTTTGCTTGATCGCACACTCTGCTGACAGGCCAAAGTGGTAACCGGCGTTGTCAAAGCGCTTGTCGGTTAGGAGCTTGCATCCATCTGCGTAGTGCCTTTGCGCTGCAGCTCTCATATCTGTCGTGTACGCCATTCTTGTCGGGAGTTGTGGGACGTGAGCACCGCCGTGCCTGGGAGCGGGCGGCTTGAAGAGTGCTTCCTCTCGTGTTGATAGTACCAACACAATCTTGGCCCTCGACATCGATCGCCGGACGTTGGTTCACTGCCGCAGCCTCGATCCGGTTTGGTTTTCCGCGCGCGGTCGAGACCCCGCCCCGCCCGCGCGCTAGATGTGTTGCTTTCGTCGGCACCGTCGCGCTAGTTCGGGTGCGGCGCGCATCTGCCAGGCCGAACGTGATGGCGCCCTTCCGTAGATGACGCTCATCGACGCCTCTTGCAGCGGTTTCTCTGCCGGTTCGTCCCGGGGAATGGCCGACCCTCGGAGGGGCGAATCCGGTTTGGGTTCGGGGAAAGCCTGATTTCCTAATCGGGGGTCCCAAACCGGCCGCGAACCCCCGTGGCGCCTGGCGCTGAGCAGGTTAGGTTTCACCCTGATCTGACCTAACCTGAAACCTAATTTTTTCCTAAGTTGTTGATCTATATAGGGATTTGTTTTCCGGAAGATCAGAGTCGACAACCCTGATCTGGTTAGGTTCAGATTAGGAAAAAATCAGGTTTCTCAAAACAGCCGAAACCCGCATGGATAAAGGCTTTGCGGGGTGTTTGGGCATGTCGATTAGGAAGATCAGGCTTTCCCCGAACCCTTACCGGAATTTTGGAGCGGAGCAACTGACGGCGCGCGACCACATGTCCGCGCGGATTTGGCGGACAACAAACAACCAACTGAACCGGCGCGAAGACTAGGATGACGCGGGTGCTTGGAGGCAAGCAGATAGCCCCTTGTCGCTTGTCAGATTGGCCGCACCTCGAAGTACGCCTCATTGGTGTCGCCCAGATCTCGGAAGCCTGCGGTCCTGGCCGCGTCGAAGGCCTTGATCCATCGGCTGGCCAGCGCCACCTCGTGCTTCGCAAGGTCGCTTTCACCAGACTCGCTCGCGTTCTGAAAAGCCCGGAGCGCGAGTACCACGTCATCGCCCAGTTGCCGATCGAGCTCGCGCCGGAAGCGCTGTTCCGCGACCTTCAGCGCGTCGACGGCCGGGTAGTCCACCAAGCGCACCCTGTAGGTCACCCGGTGCACGGGCTCGACGTCTTCGAAGCGGAATGGTGCATCTTCCTCGTGCGTGGCTAGATCCGCAGTGATCGCCTTGACCTGCACGTTCGGGGCGAAAAGTTCAGCTTGGGTCATGGTTCGAATTCACAGCGTTCTGAAGCAATTGCAGAGAAAGGGATCCAGGCAGGCTGTGAACCTCGCAGTACCAGACCTGGTAGCACCACCGTCCGCCGACTTGTTCGGTTCCCGCGAAGCTGATGGTGTCGAGTGCGCACGCGACCACCTCGGGCCGCCACAGGAGGCCGATCGGCGGCGCTACATCACCGGGCCCCGAACTCCACAAGCCGAGTTGCATCCGTCCTTCCACCGGCCGCAGCGTCAGCATCCCGGACAGCCACGGCTGGTCCACAAACTCCCGCTTGCTCAACAAGGTGCCGCCGCGGTATCGGCGACGCATCCTGACTCTCATAGGAGCTCACTGTCGGCCTTGGGCGGCTTGGGCAGCAGGCCCGGAATCCCGTGCATCACTGCACGGATGTGGTCGCCCGCGTTTCGATCCACGTCGCCATACAGGTCCCCGATCCTCGCGCAGCGGCCCGACACCAGATCTGCGAAGTCGAGCAATGTCGGGCGGAGTGGCTCGCCTGCGGCAAGCTCTCCTGCTCGTCGCGCCATCTGGGCGATCTCTTCTTCGATGGGAGGCTCGGGCATGGGGTCTTCGGAGGTCAGGCGGCTAGCACTTTTGTGCTGTACAAATATACAGTATTTTGCATGGAATGCCAGTATGCAAAGCGCTCCTTCATCAACGTGGATCGCCGCCTGCGCGCAGCGTCTTCAGCAGCAGTGGCATACCGTCGATCCTCGCGACCTAGAAGATGTAGCGCGCGATCTGTGGAGCGACGAGCGGATCGACGCCGCCGGACGAAGCTGCGGTGGATTGGCCGAGGCCAATCTCCGAGTGCCGTAAATCGCCCCAGCTACAAGGCTCCTCGACGTGTTTCATCATCAGAGCGCGGATGTCCGGCGCATGAGAATTTGCCGATCCCGCAGCACAGCATCAGGCCGACGAGGCCGGCGCTACATTTAGCTGATGCCCGCAGAAGAATTTGTATCGCCTGTCCGCACCGCCAGCTTGACCTTGGCTAGCGCGCTAAGTATCGCGACGGCACTCATGGCCGTTGGTGCTGTCACCCTCCATGTCATGGGGGAGTCATCACATCGGGCCTACCTCCAGTTTTGGGGTGTCGACGCTGGGGCTTTTCCCAAATCCACTGATTGGTTGTTGATCAACGGGTACCACGGTCTGGCGAACCGCTCAGCGCTTGCTCTCCTTGCGATCGTTCAAAACCTAGGGTGGTGGGTGGCCGCTACGGTCGCAACTGCGCTCTATCTTTTCGTTCTGCTTTCCCCAACGGGCACAAGCTCTGGCGTCTTGCCGAAATGGCTGGCCAAGCGTCCTGCCTGGTGTCAACGCTTGGTGCGATACCTGCAAGGTGCCTTCTTGGCTACCGCGATCATCCCGGTTGTCCTCCTCATCTGGACCGCCGTGCTGGTGTCTCCTGCCCTCATAGGCGAAGCAAATGGTAAAGCGCATGCCGAGCGGGAGGCTGCGGAGTTCAAGAAGGGCTGCGAGACGTCTAAGTACCCGTGTGTCGAAGTTAAGAAGGGAGGCGAAGCACTGGGCTCGGGGTTTGTGCTGGAGGGGTCGCCTTCGTATATCGCAATCTTTGATGTGCGACTGCAGCGCGCTCGGGTCATTCCGCGCGACGGTGTTGAGCTCATCTCAGGTAAGCCAATCGCGCTGCCAAAACCCTAGGCTCCAGTGGTTGTGAACTCGCGTAGGCCAATTCGCATGATGAGTTCAGCTAGCAGGGCGCCCGCTCAAGGTTTGAGTCTTGTGCCGGTGGTCGCGCTCTGTTGCTGAGGAGAAATCACTTGGGAGAGCTCTGAGATCACCTTGAGCAATGCATGGTGGGCATGAAGTGCGTCGGACGCACTTACTGCAACTTCTCCATACCGCACAGCTGGCTTGCAGTCGATGGTTGCGAGTGCCGTGGTCGTGAGCACCACACCAAGTTTCTCCGTGACCAACTTGCCGATCACGGGTATGTTGTGGCCGACTTTGTCCCTGGGATAGGCGTGACCAGTGCGAGCGAGTAGCCCCTTGAAGACCTTCTCCGCGCATTGTGCGGTGTCCCAGCGAGCTTGATTGGCCCCCTGCCTCTCCAAAAGAGCATTGACGCTGGACTTGTAGTCTTGCCGGGCTTGGTGAAGCAGGTCGTTGCCAGTGGCCTTGTCGAGCCAATATATGGCGTCTGCTCCCAAGAGGAACGTGTCTTGAATGATCTTGCAGTCTTGATCGGAGAGTCGAGCCGCGTAGGCGGGGGTTAGCGAATCGATCGACGAAAGCAAATTGTGGGTCGCCGGCCCATGCAGGCCAAGCGCAATGCCATGGTGGGCCAAGTTACGGTCCACAAAAAACTCCAACGTGCCGTAGTAGCGCGGTAGCCGGAGCCGCCAGTGGATTCCTGCCATCTCGAAGACGATGCTTCCCGGAGAAGGATCAACCTTCGTGCGATCGCCATAGACGAGTTCGAACCAGTCGCCAATTCGAAGATAGATGTCCTCTGGACAGAACGGAGGGCGAGGGGAGTGACGAGCAGGCATCACATTGCCCGAGATCCCGAATGCCCTCGAGACCAT